GCAACCGATTGAAACCGCACCGAAGGACGGAACGACGATTGACCTGTGGGATGGGCATTACAAACACCGAGTGGTCAATGCTCGTTGGGCGCACCATTACTGGATGAATGGAGTACCAATAAGAGAAAAGTCATGGGGGAGTAATGATAGAGATGGGCCGTTCTGCGATAAGCCTACGCACTGGATGCCGCTACCAAAATCACCGGAGGAAGAATGAACAAAGAAGACTTTGAAGACTGCAAGAAAGCATACGTTGAGTATTTGCTGATGTGCGTCAGGCTTGAGGACTGGCACGGCGTATCCGATGCTGCAAACGATCTACGAGTTCTGGAGGCTAGGTATAAACGTGAAACCATACCGAATTAAAGTCACCGTCAGGAACCATCTGCTACTGACCGCTATTGAGGAGCAGGGTTATAAGTCTGTAGCAGAGTTTGAACGTGCCGCAGGAATCAGGATGGGAAGGATAAATGACTTGGTGAGTATGAGGGATGCTCCGATAACTGTAGATGGAGAATTCTCTTATATAGCCAAGATAGTTATGGAAGTCTTGGGTGCTGCGCCAACTGATCTATGGTCAGAGAAGCAACTGACGTTAAAGTTAAAGAAGAATACTGGCGAACGCGCAGTCGATGCCGATCTTATTCAGCACCTTCTGGAGCAGCGCAACACAACAGAAATACTCCCATCTCCAGAGGATTCATTACTAGCAGCAGAAACCACGCAAGTGTTGGATGGAATTATTGGTACGCTTACACCAAGAGAACAGAGAGTCTTGCAGATACGATTCCACAAAGAGGGAACGCTAGAGGACGCTGCAAAAGCCTTTGATGTAACGCGAGAAAGAATCCGGCAGATTGAGGCCAAGGCATTGCGAAAGATGCGCCACCCAGACCGAACCAAAAGTCTCGTTGAAGCTGGGTTGGCGAAAAAAACACATTCAGGGGGAGTAGAACTAGATGATTGACTTTGAGATGGCAGAAGACAACTTGGACGAACTACAGAAGAAGCTGGACGAGTACAAGTCCCGCTATGACCCACGTGGTTATGGCACTACAATCTTCCAACCCCAACAACACGGGCAGAAGTGGGTGGCTAGGATCGTGAGGAGCGAATCATGCGACTAGAAGAAGTTGAAGAAGCGTATCTCCGACTGTCCATGCTCCACAGCGAAACAATGCTGGATAACGCAGTCCTCCGGAAGCAACTCGCTACGATGAGCGGAGACTGGAGGAGACAACTGATGTACAACATCAAGCTGAAGTTGGGGATTATCAAACCGTGGGGTGAAGAATGAGCAAGATCAAAGAGAACAAGATTGACTGGTTGGTGCAACGTCTACTGTGCGAGTGTGGCGGGGAGTTTGAACACAAGTTCTCAGTCAACTACGCACCGTTGCCGTTTACACACGTTTGCAATAAGTGCAGTGTGGTTGAAGAAGCTGAGTACATCTACCCAAGGACTGTCTGGGAGGATGCATGATTCCCGACTACTCCGTATCCCTGCTGACCATCATGGACATGCGGAAGAAAGCCCAACTTGCATTGCTGGCACATGACTGGAAAGAGGCATGTAGTTGTGCTGACGAAATGGTGGTAGCAGCTAGAGCCATGCGGATGTATGCACTAGATCAACTGGACGAACTAGATAAAGTCAAGGTAAAATAGCATCTTCCCCAGTAAGAAAGTCCAACTATGTCAACAGCTTGGTCGTACAGCAGCCTGAAAACATTCCAGCAATGCCCGAAGAAGTATTACCACCTGAAGGTTGCCAAGGATGTAAAGGATGCGGGTAACACAGCAACCATATACGGCAATGCTGTACACAAAGCGGCTGAACAATACGTCATGCAGGGCATTCCGGTACCACCTCAGTTTGCCTATGCTACGCCGGTGCTTGATGTACTGCGCAGTATTGACGGGGACAAGCACTGCGAGTTGAAACTTGGGCTGATCAAGGAGGGCGATAGCTACAAGCCCTGTGGGTTCTTTGACAAGGACGTATGGTGGAGGGGCATTGCTGACTTGCTGATTATTCAAGGAGACGCAGCCTTCTCCATAGACTACAAGACCAGCAAGAACGCCAAGTATGCCGATGTGAAGCAACTTGATCTGGTGGCAACGGCATTATTTACGCATTTCCCACAAGTACAAACCATCAAATCAGGGCTGTTGTTTCTTGTCAGTAACGAGTTCATCACCAAGGATCATGTGCGGGACAGCACTAAAGAGTACATGCAGCCGTTCCACCAAGACTTGATGCGACTGGAACAGGCTATGGAGAACGGGGTATGGAACGCAGTGTCAGGGCCGCTGTGCGGTTGGTGCCCAGTCAAGACATGCCCTAACTATAAGGAGAGAAAAAATGCCTTACGTTAATAAGCCGAGACCCTACAAAAAAGAGTACGAGCAGTACCAAGGTAAGCCGGATCAGATCAAGAACCGGGCGGAGCGCAACACTGCACGTAACGAACTAGCCAAAAAGGGTGCAGTCCACAAGGGAGATGGTAAGGATGTCGATCATGTCACGCCTCTTAGTAAGGGGGGCACAGGTGCTCGGAGTAACCTCCGCGTCAAGTCCGCAAGTAGCAACCGATCCTTCAGCCGCAATGCAGACCATACCGTCAAGAAAAATGCCCCCAAGTAACATCCTCACTGGGTATGACTGGCCGGGAGTATTCCCACCTTTTGCGCACCAGAAGCAAACCGCTGAGTTCTTGACACTAAACCGCAAGGCTTTTTGTTTCAACGAACAAGGTACGGGCAAGACGGCTAGCGTGATATGGGCTTGCGACTACCTGATGAACATGGGGTTGATAAGCCGTGTGCTGGTGATATGCCCGTTGTCGATCATGAAGTCCGCATGGCAGGGGGATTTGTTCAAGTTCGCCATACACCGCACCTGTGACGTAGCCTATGGGAACGCAACGCAACGCAGGAAGATACTGGCCCAGAATGCTGAGTTCGTCATCATCAACTTCGATGGTGTAGAGATCATGAAGGATGAGATAGCCAAGGGTGGCTTTGACCTAGTCGTTATTGACGAGTGCTCTGCGTACAAAAATTCACAGACTAAGCGGTGGAAGATTCTGCGGGACATATTGAAGAACATAAAAGGGCTATGGATGCTTACGGGTACTCCAGCAGCACAATCCCCAGTAGATGCTTACGGCATAGCCAAGCTGGTAAACCCTGCGGGTACCCCCAAGTTCTTTGGGCAGTTCCGTGATCAGGTCATGTTTAAAATCTCTGACTTCAAGTGGATGGCTAAACCAAATGCAGACTCCATAGTGCATAACGCATTGCAGCCAGCCATAAGGTTTGAACGCGACCAATGCTTGGACTTGCCAGAGGTTACGTTTGTAAAGCGCGAAGCACCACTGACCTTGCAGCAGAACGCAGCATACAAAATGCTCAAGAGTGAGATGCGGATTGAGGCAGACGGCGAGGGTATATCGGCAGTCAACGCTGCGGTCAAGATCAACAAGCTGCTGCAAATATCAGGAGGTTCGGTCTATACCGATACTGGAGAAATCATAGACTTTGATGTAAGCAACAGGCTCCGTGTAGTCCGTGAAGTCATTGAGGAGTCCAGCCATAAGGTGCTAGTCTTCGTGCCCTTCACGCATACCATAGACCTACTGCAAGATCACTTGGTAAAACACGGCATCACTAGCGAGGTCATCAACGGCAGGGTATCAGTCAACAAACGCAACGACATAATTGAGCGGTTCCAGACAAGTACTAACCCGCATGTACTGGTGCTTCAGCCACAAGCCGCTTCTCATGGCCTGACTCTTACCGCAGCTAACACCATCATCTGGTACTCACCTATCACTAGCGTAGAAACGTACCTGCAAGCTAATGCGCGGATCAACAGGCCGGGGCAGAAGAACGCCATGACTATCGTGCATATAGACGGCAGTGAAGTAGAGTCTCGTATGTACCACATTCTAAGCAGCAAGATTCAAGGGCATACGAGCATCATTGATCTTTACCGTGAGGAGATTTTTAATATGGCTTGACAAAGTCAAAGTCTTTGGTATGATGACGGGGCTGTAACCCATAGGAGCACCACATGACGGAAAAAGATCAGGACTACACTGACTATCCAGCCGACACACTTGCGGAAATCTACATAAAAATCCGTGATAAACGGCAAGCACTACAGGCCAAGTTCGATGATGAGGACTTGGCACTCAAAGAGCAAATGGATACAGTCGCTACAGAAATACTGGTTCTCTGCAAAGAGAACAATGCAGACAGTATTAGAACGAAAGCCGGAACCATAATTCGTAAAGTTGACACACGGTACTGGACGAATGATTGGGATTCTATGTACAACTTCATCAAGGAAAACGATGCGTACCCGCTACTTGAGAGGCGACTGCATCAAACCAACCTGAAGCAGTTCATGGAAGAGAACCCTACCAAAATGCCGGTGGGGCTACAGGCGAATAGCAAATATACCGTGTCAGTCAGAAGGAGCAAATCAGTATGAGCAACGCACTTAGTATCTTCAAGCAGGACATTCCCGTATCGGCCCGTGCAGCAGAGGGCATAAGCGAACTCACCAAAACACTGGCGGGCAGTGCATCTGGGCGGCGCATCTCCATGCGTGGTAACAAGTTCCGCAAGATAGTTGGCGGCGAGGAAGTGGCAAAGCTGAACGTCAGCGAGTTGAACGTCATTATCATCAACGCCCTGCCGAAGGTA